CCTCGAATCGGTATCGCCTGAAACCATCGCTCCCCCCAGTTATTGATAGGTAAGCTCCTTGATCTCCACAGCTAACATCACCATGCAGTCTTGAGTGGTTGCTGAGGTTAGCTGTTGATCAATGTTTCCGGGCCTTTGCCGTGCAAGAGCGCTCACCGCAAATCAACGGAGAACCGCCACCGGTATCAAAATTGGTATCAGATGACGTCTGCCATCCGTATGCCGATTCGGCATACGGACCCCGGATCTCTGCCGACTTTTGCCCTATCCTCAACCCATCGGAAATACCAGAACTGACCCACATAAGGGCTTTGCCTCTCAAGCTGCTCCGGACAACGAAGTTCGCTACTCTCCTAGAACGGGCGATTCATGCAGTAAATCGCTTGCACCCCATGCAGCGGATCAAAGCCACGTAACCTGCTGATATCAAATGGATAACCGTCTATCCCGACCCGGCAAAAAGTGGCAGCTTCTGTGTTTTTGCAAACGTAAACAAGGGGCTTCCAGCCTGGGTTTTGCGCATCCTTCCGGCTCAAGACGCACTGGAACCTAAATCATGTGCTCCTTGAGGGAGCCCTTTGAAAACAAGCGTTTACGCCGCCCGCAATCGGTCACGCTGTCTCACAAATGCTCACCTCGTTCACGCTGTGAACTGGCGTGACTCACGTTTTGGTCACGCTGCATTCCAGCACCCCTCTTGGGCGTTCTGCCCACCTCTCCCCCAAATTCCGGCAACACTAGGACTGCGCTTAGAGGCAACCGCTCTCATTTTCCAAAGCACCCTATCAAAGGCTCGCTAAGATCAGCAGGACACCCCTTGCGCTACAGGTATTAAATACCTACACTGTCGAAAACGAGACGATGGTCGCAGCCTATGCTCAACAGCAATCTGAAGATATCAAGGTTCGAAGACCACCCCAGGTGCTTGACCAATCGCATCAATGAGATCGCATTAAATCTTGACAGCGTAGCTTTCACAGCAGACATAAATGATTTACACAGTGGCAGAATTTTGACGATGCCTGAAATTTGGGAGTGCCTGCGGGCCGGCAATGTTCAACCGTATGGACTGGAGATCGATCATGACGAAGTCCGGGGAATTATTGTCCATCACTCCCATGAGGGGCTTGTACAGCTTTCTTTTGCCTTGGTCCGAGACACGTCATGGATCGAGGTTTTGTCAGCATCAATCGAGGTAAAGTAATATGGGCAAGTTCCATTATGTGGCTTGCGGTCTACCTAATGTATGGCTTGAAAATGGCTATACAATTGGTGTCTCTCGCGATGGCAAGCCGGTCTTCCAGATCGAAAACATCGAGGGCCTGCATAGGGCGATCGCTTTTTCACTCGTGGAAAAAGACACGCTCTTGTCGGGTGACGAGCTTAGATTTCTTCGTGGTGAACTGAAGCTTACGCGGAAAAGGCTTGCGGGCATCCTTGCTTATTCAGACGAAACCATCAAGAAATGGGAGTCAGGTGAAAACTCGATCCCCAAAATCGCAGACATGGCTCTTCGCAACCTATACCTAGAGGCGCAGAGCCAGAAAAGCGAAGTACGTAGTTTGCTGGAGAAAATCAACCATCTTGAAAAAAGGGAAACCGAGCTTTTCTTCAAAGAAGGTTGTGGTAGCTGGGCTGCGGAGAAAAAGTGCGCCTAGTCTAGGCTGAGAAAAGGTTTCACCAGCAGGGCATCGGAAGTGCCCTGCTGGTGAAGAGTCAAACGTAGGCGCGTGAAGATCTGCGACGTGCTTACCTCGCAAAAATCCAATTGCTTCTGTCGACGTTGGCACCGAGACGATAGCAGATGGATAACGGCGAGTCCAACTGCCGATCGTCTGCTAGGAATCGACGCCATGTCTTTTACATGTCCAATCGTTCGCCCGGTACACGTATGTGCATACACCCGTATGCGTCGAGGGCGCCTCGAATACGTTTGCCAGCACTGCCGTAGCACGCCTAATCGCTGACCTACATGCCGCCCCTTGCAATGAGGGGCGGTCTTAAGCTCAGATCGTTTCATTCCTCGCCCGAAGAACCAATCTGCCCATCATTCCTCGACCACCCATCGACGCATTCTTGAGCCATCCGCCCCACCTCGACTACTGTACACGCATACAGTATCGATGAGCAGCAGTATGGAAATCGAAGACGAAGAGTTCGGATGCCTTGGCATACCCACCGAAGCGCAGATATGGAAGCAACAGGCCGACTTGGTCCAGGCAGAGTATGAGCAGGTGGCCGCCGACCTGCGCCAGGCCCGGGCGAATATCCTGAAGCTGGTCGAGATCCACGCCGTCACTGCGCGTGAGCGCGACCAGGCGCTGCATCTGCTGGCGTCGTACAAGCGCGACCTCTCCGCCGCCCACGTCGAGCTATCAGCGCTCGGCAATCGGATGCGGGGGATGCAGATGGTAGCGCGGCAGTCAGCCGAGGGCCCCTACCCTTTCCGCGAAACATTGGCGGCTCCAGATCCGCAGACAGCCGTGCCCGCGCATTGCCCCAGCGAAGAGCAGCAGAGCCAACTATGCTTGGACCAGGACAACGGAGGCGCACATGGACACGCTGGAATGGCTGAACCTGGAACCCAAGCTCAGTGATATAGACATCTGGACCAGATTCTGGTCGGTGCACGATGATCCCTTTCCACACATCCGCTGCAAGAGCTGTGATGGGTGGCAGTCGCTACAGGATTCGGCAAAGCCTTTCGTGCACGGCCCATCCTGCAAGATGATCAGGGTTCAGAGCGTGTTCCCCTGGCGGGACCTGCTGTGGATCGTCGGCAACGTGGATCAGACTCGTTGATGAATGGAAAAGACCCAAGCGGTCCGCTTTTCCCGTTCGCCCTCTCCCTGGCTGCGACCGGACTTGCATGGATAGCCATAGTGGCCTGCATCATGGGGTTGTGCTAAGCAGTACCTTCACGCAATCCTGAATCAGTTTCGTCGTCTGGCGCTTCACGACCCGATACCTAGCTGGCAGTGTGACGACGCCCGATTTAAACTAATGTTTTTCCAATAAAATTTGGCTGCAACAAAGTGATTTAGAAACCATCTATTCCCTAGGAAACCGCTCATGGCTTTATCTCCCGAAGACATTGAAAAGATACGCCATATGCTCGCCAATGCCCCCCAGTATCCTGATCTTGCAAAGCTCATCGCAGACGGACATATTTCAAAAAAAGCAGGAGGCTATGAGCCGATCACTCCAGCTGGATTTGACGCACTCCGCCCGTTTGCCAGGAGCGTTACTGTCAACCAAAAAACTCATAAATCGATTATTAAGCTGTACCCCAATCGGCGAAAGTAGGCGCTATAGAAGTGTCCGCCGTACGCCCTCGCTCACCACCACATCCAAGTAGCTGTAGCTGGCATTCTATTGAGCAATGATATCCCCCACGAAAGTGCACTGCAGCCATTCGGTCTGGGTCGAATTCGCCGCTGGGCTGCCCCCCACCGACCGGACGTAAGCACCAATGTCGTTATCTACCCTTGGCGAACAGCGACCGATAATGGCCTTGACCATCTTCGGGACCTAGCTTTCGCTGATATGTAAGTTGGGCTTGGCCGCCTACGCCGTATCAGTTGCCGTTGTAGAAGTAGTCGCGGAACGGCTGAACGGTGGCATCCTTGGTCAGGTTGAGCTTCATCAGCCGCAACCGGCCGACGCCGCCCAGGCCCTGAAACCGAATCCAGACCCTCTTCGTATCGGCACCGGTGGTGAACTGCAGCGACCAACGAGTCTCGGCTGCAGCCGCCGTGAATCGCATCGACGCCAGGGTCGTGCCTGGGAAGGCGTGTCCAGCGCCGTCATCCGCGCCTGTGTTGATCTGCACCTGAGGGTAGTTTCCGGTGAAGCTGGCTGTCCTGGCGCCGCTGACAATGTAGGTCGTGGATGGCTCCACCAGCATCCCCGAATCAGCGTCGTTCGAAGTGGTGAAGTTGTCAAAATTGCCTGACACGCCGTTGTACTCGACAAAGGGATCGCCGCCGTTGAACCCTGTCTCCGTCTTTCGAGCGTAGGCAGGGTCGGCCGCCCATCCGGCCAGATCGGTGGCGAACTTGTAGTTCTGAATCAGCTGCAGCCCTCGGCGATCTCCGCTGCTGGCGATGATGCCTTGAATTGATGCCTTGTTGCCTGGCGCCGCGATGATTCCATTGCCCGCCGTGACAGTCATAGTTCGTCGGTCTCATAAACAGCGTTGCCGGTTGGAGTGACCCGGAAGCGGCCGCGCCCCAGCCACAACGCCTGACAGCCGGTTTCGGTGAACGTGAAGGCAGGAACCCACGTATCACCTGCCTGCTTCTCGACGACGACCGTGCCTGACTTGACCACAGCGGTTATCACGACCGGTGAGTTGGAGAGACGCCAAGGGAAAATGTTTTGAACGGTGTATGCAGCCATGGTGGTCACCTATGGAAAGCAGCGCGGTGGAGCGCTTGATTGTTGGTCAGGTCACGCGATTTCCAGGAACAAGGCGCGCTCGGCGACGCGCCGCTTGACCAGGCCCGGCAGCACCTTGCCGCCAGCGTTGACCCAGCGCGTGAACTGCTCGGCGGCGCCAGCGGCATCGCCAGCGTTCAGCTTGCGCAGCAGCGTCGACTTGGTGAAATTGCCCTCCCCGACGTTGTAGGTGAACGACACCAGTGCATCGAACTGGCCCTGAGTGACCGGCACGCGTACCGCGCGCTCCACGATGCGCTCGAACCGCACCAGGTCGGCCGCCAGCATCTGCTCGGCCTGGGCTTCCGTGATCACCATGTTCCGGGTCACGCCCGACGTGCTGCCGTAACCGATCGTCCAGGGAAGTCCGCCGGTGCCGGGATCGGGGTAGGTTTTGAGCCGCAGGCCCTCCGCGGATTTGATCAGGGCGATGCCCTTCGGTGAGGTCTTCATTCTTTTCTCCAGATGAAAAAAAGCCCGCACAGGGCGGGCATCGGATGAGGCGGTAGGTCAGGCCGGTGCGTCGGGCCATTCAACGGTGCCAGGGTACCCGGCCTGGTCGGGCACGCGGGTCAGCGCAACGCGGTACTTCTTCCAGGCTTTCAGCGCGGCCACCTCGGCGCCGGTGGCATCGTCCAAGTCGACGGCATCCTGCAGCGGCGCGATGGCGTAGTCGGCAGCAGCGCGCCGGCGGGCGAGCTCCGCCTTGGCGTCGGCCAGCAGCCTGTCTGCTGCGGCCTGCTCCTTCATCGCCTTGGTGATCAGTTGGCTCCAGTCGATATTGCTCATGCCTCAGGCTCCTGGGCGGGCGAAGCGACAGCTTCAATTGCGGAAGTGACCTCAGGTAGCGGTTCGGGGAACAAAACTTCACCATCCGGCACGTCCAGCAACGGCACGGGGAACGCCTGGGCCGGGCTGTAGTTCTGCGGCAATGGCAGCAGCAGGGTCAACTCCAGCTCCCCGCCTACCTTGTCCACCTGGTTGACGAACCACTCGCACTTGATGGCTGAGGCTGGAAGCGTGTCGCCGTCATTCATCCGGGAGAAGTCGAATGCCTCTCCGTTGACGATTAGTGTTGCGCCCGCGCGGCTGACTTGAAGCGTATCGTCTCGGCGCTGAGGTGAAAGATTGATCTTCATCATTTCCAGCGACCTCTTGCGATGTAGCAAAGATAGGACGAAACACCGTTTGCAGGCGAAACAGCCCTACAGGCGAATGCAGCGGAGCTTGCAGATCCATCCACCGCAGCCCAGCAATAGTACCCATTTGAAGTAATAGCGCTGGGAGATATGGATGGGACGTTAGAGAACGCGACCGCAAAGTTAAAACCCACAGCCACTGATGAATGGAAAACGCTCCCGCCTGCAGTATTGACAGCAACGGCGTTCGTACTTATTCCCCAGCACTCCATTGTCCCATCAGCGTACTTCACATAGCTTCCGTTAGCATTGGAGCCGGAGTCAACGATGCCGCCGACGCCGACCAGCGCGTAAAGCTCTCCGTCGTTGGCGTTGAGCTTTGCGAAGGCAGACGGTGCTGGCTCGCCTCTCTTCCCGTTCGCCTGAACGGTGCTGATATCAACTATCTGTCTTGCCATTTTATATGCCCCTAGTTATTCATCTTCGCGAAGAGCGCAGGCAGGTAGAAAGCGGTAGGGTTACTCGTGCCGGAAGTGATTGCCCAAAGTGTTCCGGATGGGAAATCCTACCAGCAATACAACAGCCTGCCTGGCGCGTTGCCCGCCACCATGCTCATTGAGAAGTTGTTCAGCATCATGTATTCATTGGCGGGAAAGTTGAATGGAACGGTGTAATAGTTGAGAAACCCTGCGCCGCCGGTTGGCGCAGTCTTCACGAACGTCCAGTTCTGATAGGCACGAGTGAAGAGCGCAGACGGGGTTCCGCTGTCGAAGAGCAACTTACCCGCGCTGTCCCATAAGTCCATCCCCCATGTAGCAACACGTGTAGCCATGAACGCTGCTGCGAAGTATCGACCGTTTGGTTGTGCGGTGTTTACGTCATAGGCTCGGACGTAGAAGCCCGTCCAAGCGCCAGGCGATCCGATGACGCGCGCAAAGCAGAGACCGGAGATGTTGCTGGTGGTGTCCGGCCTCACGAAGATCAGGGGCGGCTCCGTGCTGGTTATGGTGAATGGAAAGTTTGTGGTGGAGCCCAGACCGGATTCCTGCGTCGGCGCATATCTGCCGCTACACAGCACGCTGAGGCGAGCGTATTCAGAGTCGAGCGTGACCACGTTGCTGTTGTTGGTGAATTCCAGGCCGTACGCCATTATGCAAACCTTATGACAAGTAGCCTCATGGTCCCCGCTGTAGACGTCCATGTCCCTGCGGGAAAACCTCGGTTCCAGTTGTAGACGCGCACCACATCGGTGAGCACCTCGGTCTCGAACTGAGTGGCATCCCCATATGCGCCAATCGGAATTACTGTGGCTGTTCCATTGTTCGGCGTGATGCCTGGCACCGAGAAGTCCTGCGAAGCCTTCGCGCTGCTCGGGCTCGTCGGGAAGGTGACCGGAGTTGAGAGCACCACACGCATCGTGAATGAGGTCGGATCGATCTGCAGCGCCCCGTCCGGCCCCCATGTCGCCAGTCCAAAACTCATTCGGTGAGGTCTCCCAGTTGCACGCGCTTGACGTTGTTGTTGTCGTAAACCCGCACGGATCGATTGGTGATCACCAGACGCCCGCCGCCGGCGACCATCCCGTTTATTTCAAGCGTGCCGTTCTTGTTCAGGATCCATCCTGACTGCCCCGCGACGTAGTTCGTCGAGCTGATGTAGCTGCCGATCTTGGCATTGGTGATGGTTCCATCCTGGATATAGGCCGCCTGAATGAACGTCTGCCCGCCAGTGATGGCAAAGAACGACTGCGGGGTCTGCGTGTTGGTGTTCATTACCAGGAACGTGTCGGCGCGCACGATGAACTGCGACGTGGCTCCGCCCGAACCCGCCTCAAGGCCAAGTCCGAAACCTGCTGCGTAGGGCTGACCGTTCGAAGCGAGCTCCATGCGCACCGACCAGATGGCCGCCAGCTTCCCGTTCGTGTTGGCCAACGCACTGCTGGTCTGCTGAACTGCTGCCGTGGCGCCGTTGGCGGTGGCCTGTGCCGTATCCACGCGACTGGACAAAGCGCCATCCGCCGTGGCCCTGGCAGTCTGCTCCGATGACAGCGCCGCGTTGGTCTGGCCGACCGCCGCCGTGACACTGTCTACGCGCTGAGCAACCGCCAAAGTGGCATCGACGGCTACCGACTGCAGGGTAACGGTGCCGGCAGAAACGGTGTCCTCGCCGACGTTCCAGCCATCGTCTCCAGTCAGATCCGGTGTGATCTGCGCGGTAATGCCGTCGACCTTCTGAGCGGTGGCCGTAAAGTCCGAGCCCTGTTTCTCAACAGTACTCTTCAGGCTACTGAGGCCGGTGGCGTTTGCAGTGACACCGTCGACCGCGCTCTTCACCGTGTTTTCGAGGCTGGTGGTTCGAGCCGACACGCTGGTCAGGTTGCCCCCTTGCTGGTTGACCGTAGAGGTCAACGAATCAAGTGCGCGACTCGAGGCCGCCGGACTCACGCGCCCCACGACAATCCATTCAAAGTCAAACACGCCAGACCCGGAAAGACCTAAGTCCAAACGCAGAGACGTGATGGTGTTCGTCGCCCAGTCGTTTCCCCCCGCGGTAAGCGATGCCATGTCGAACTCAATGACCTTGCTTTCACCCACTGCCAGGTTGGGATTGGGGATCGATTTGTAATAGCTGGCCGTGAACCCATGAGCACTGGTGGCATAAAACATCAGGCCGTCCCAGTCGGTAGCTGGCGCCCCTGCTCGTCGGGTAATCGACGCTCTGACCTTGGTGTACAGCGCTCCGTTGATGCTGAGCCCATCGACCCTGATGCTGGGGTCTCCTGACGTTGCAGTTTGACGAAGCACTCCAGGCGAGGCCATGGACAGCGTGGAGTTGGCCGGAATCCATCCGTCAGCCCCGGTATCGAAGTTCCAGAGCGCTCCACTTGCAGGATCAAGTCCCGACGCCCCCAGACTGCTCTGAACACCCGCGACCGTATTGGACAAGCTGACCAGGCTGTTACTGGTTGAGGTCAGGGCTGCGCCCTGCTGATCCACACGACTGCCCAATGAGGAAACAGCACTGGACGTTGTTATCAGATCGGCCGTGTTCACCTGGCCGTTATTGCTCCAGCCTGTAGCCACGTTGCCGTATTCAACTTGGGGGCGGGCCATCTCAATGTATCCGTCCGAGACAGTCTCGCTACCGTATACCCTGTAAAACATCACCAGGGCGGCAGTGCCAGCCACCGGTGAAGGCACAGCCAAGGCGATGCGCTGGGTAGAGCCGGTCAATGAATACATGACCGTATTGGTGGTGGTGAGTACACCTCCCGATGCGTTGACCTGCTGGATAAACATCCGAAAACCCAGCCCCGCAGTCCCTCGCAGGTGAATGGATGAACAGATGGGTTGCCCCTCGGCAGCCTTGGGTAAGCGGTTGCCATTGTTCCGAATGGAGCGATAGAGGGCGCTAGCATTCAGGCCTGTCACGGTGATTCGCTGGGCCTTCTCAGCGCTGTTCATCCAGGAAGGCACCAACGAAAAAACACCTGTAGACGCACCCGGAGAACCAGGTGCATCCGCAACGTACCCTTCGGCCACCGTGCCATCTGCGCCAGGTTTAACGAAGTCGGGGTTGTAGACTAAGTTTTCACCCCCGGCATACGACAGGTTGTTGTTGAGACTGACGATGCTGCTGCTCTGGGAACTGATGGCGGTCTCGTTTGCAGTAACCCGGTTGGTCAGCGCCGACACTGCACTGGCGTCGGCCTTGGTTTGCACCTGGGTCAGCGCGTTGGCCGCGGCCGTCGCCGCATCTGTCGCCACCTTGTCGGTGACAGCCGCCCAGGCCGAGCCATTCCAGCGCTTGGGCGTATTGGCCCCGCCGGTGATATCAATCCAGAGGTTCTGCGCCAGCTGGTCCGCTGCTGCGGGCGTTGCCGTCTGCACCAGCACCTTGCCTTTGCTGCCGGCCAGAGTGGCAGCGTTGTTTGCCGCCGTCTGGGCATTGCCGACATTTGTGTTCGTCGTCTTCAGGCTGTTGTCCAGACCGGTGATGGCCGAGCCCTGGCTTGTGAGCGAGTTTTCAGCGCTGGTCACTCGGTTGCCCAAGGTCTGCACGCTGCTGGCCGATGCCTTGCCGTCCACGTCCGTGCGCAGGCCAGTGATCTGCTGGGCCTGCGAAGTATTCACGTCCTCGACCGAGGTTACCTTCGTCTCAACCGTCTGCACGCGCGCGGCGAGGCCGTTCGCGGTGACCACCGCCTGACCAACGTTCAGCCAGTACGTGGTGTTCGGCGGTGGCATGTTCACCGGCACAGCCTTGACCGCTTGGTAGATGATGCCATCGGCGCCCAGCACCCCCTGACCCACAGCGTAGGTCTGATCTGGCTTGTAGGGCATCGAGTCGGCAAGATCAGCGATGGTATCGATCTGCTCCTGCAGCTCGCCCTTCACGCTGGCCAGCTCGGTGTCGACGGCCGCAATCTGCCCTCCCAGCAGGTCCTTGGCTTCCTTCAGACGCTTGTTCACCGAAGCGGGCCCATCACCGTCGACAAGGTCGATCCGGTCCAGCAGGTGCTTTCCGATCTGTGCTTCCGTAACCCGGCCCGTCAAAGCCTCGAGGTAGGCGCCCACATCGTTGGAAGTCGCCGCCGCCACATACAGGAACGCGCTCTTCCCATAGGCATTCACCGAGCGCACGAAGTAGTAGTAGTTCGTGTAGAAACCCAGGCCGGTGTGGGTGAAGGTCAAGCCCTGTCCCAGGTACTTGGCGTCCGACGCCGGCGCCTTGGGGTTGGTGCTGAAGAAGTACTCATAGAAGCCGCCATTGAGCCCGCGCAGGGTGTTGCTCGGGATCAGGGTGATCGAATCGATCGAGGCCTGCACGACGCAGGCTTCCGGCATGGGCGGACCGTCGATCGATACCGTGATGGAAGCCTCGCCCGAGCGCGCCATGGGCCCGACCGCGGCAATACTCATGGTGTAGCTGCCCGATCCCAACCCGCTGATGTTGCATTGGCTGCTGGTCGCCGGGATTGTGTGCGCCTGCACAACGGCGCCGCCCTGGCGCACGGTGACCACGAACGCCGAGACGATGCCGGCCGGCTGATTCCATGAAAGAACCCCTTGGACCACTTCGGAGGTGGCATCTGGCGCCCAGACGAGGCCGGTTGGAGCACCCAGGCCGCCCGACGGCAGACTGATGAAGCCCAGCGGGTTGTAGGGCTGGCCCACGGCGTCGTCGAAGATTGCCTGCTCATACTGAGCCAGAGAAACCGTACAGCCTTCCTTGGCGCCCATGGCCCAGTTGGTGACGATGAACTCGCCCAGGATGTTCAACGATGGCAGGTTCACGCGTACCACGCGGCCGGGGCGGCAGTTATACCCGGCAAAGTTCATCGGGATGCTGATCGCGCCGCCCGCGCGCCGCCGGCGCAACTCGATGTTGGCCAGACGTTGCGGCTGATAGGCGTCCGTCACATAGGGATAGCTCAACGTCTCCGCTGCTTCGCCACCGTCCTCGGCCAGCCACTGGCTGACCACCACCTCGGGATAGTCCGTTTCGGCCCATGCCTGGCTGGTATCGATGAAGGTACCGCGCACCGTGTTAATCGCCGCATCGTTGGTCGATTCGGTACCGCCCTTGATGGTGCCGATGACCATGTCTTCGGTGATTTCGAAGTCATACGGGCCATAGTAGGCACCGGCCTGCAGCATCCAGCGGCCACCCACCCGGATAAGCTTGCCTGCGCAGGAGGCCTCCAGCTTCTGGATGACCTGCGTGCGCTGCTCATCGGCGGCGATCACGCAAGCCGTGGTGTAACGTTGGCTGCTGGTGCCGTCTGCGTTCGTCACCAGCTCCTCGCACACGTTGGCCGCGCTGGCGAAGGTGGAAAACACGATCTCGTCGTCAGGCACGCCGCACCGGGTGCGCAGATACCAGAGGATGTGCAGCGCCGTGTTCTGGGTGTAGCCGGAGGCACCGGTGCGCGGATCGTAAACGTCGTCGCGCCCTCGCACCACAAACCGCACGTCGGGAATACCTGAGGGGAATTTCTCGGCGTTGTAACGCAGCGAGAGGCGCACATAGGACAGGCCCCGGCCGATCTGCGTGTCTTTCCAGTCAGGGCAGTTCGCCTTGAGAAAGGCGTTGACCGTGGTCGGGTTGACCACCAGCTCGTACGTGGCATCGTCGCCAAACTTGCTGATCGATTCTTGCCCCAGGAAAATGTCTTCCAGCCTGCTGACGGGGCCTTCGCTCAGGACATAAACCAGGTGCACCCACTCCCCTGCCCCTTGGCCGCCGCTCTGCTCCTGAGCCCAGACAAGCACGCCACCGGTGCTGACGCGACCCAAGATGAAACGGATCGGCGCCTTTGACGACCGAACCGTCTGAGCGGACGGCTCACTGGCGCGCGTTGACGAACTGTTGGTTAGCGCCTCCTGCTGGGAAGCAGCATAGAACGCCAGACCGGCGCCGACCACCGCGCCGACCGGGCCGCCTTGAACAAAGCCGACGACAGCGCCCACGGCCACCTGAGCAATTTTCTTAACTCCACCGCTCATTCAACTCTCCACACTGCTAACGGCTCACACACCACCCGGGCGGCGCCGTCATCGGTCGCCGCCCAGAATTCTCCAGCCCAGAACACTGCGATGGCCTTACCCTGCGGACCTTCGTACATGGCGACGTCTCCGCGCTGGACGAATGCCGGAGGCACCCGCGCGAAACAGGCGTCCCACGCCGCCTCTAGGCTGCCGTGGTTTTTCTTCAGCGCGCGCTTGGCGCCCGCCTCGGTGCTGTACTTGCCGCGGTACAGCGCAGCAGGATCGACCCCGCACACAGCCACTGTGCAGTCAGCAGCGAACAGGCAGCAGTCAAATTCGCCCCATGAAAAAGGCCGCTCTAGGGCGGCCTTGATGACGTTGTGCAGACGCGTGGTCCAATCTCGATTTCGCATAGGGTCACTTTTCGTAGGTGAACGCCGGAGCATCCTTGCCAGCGCCCCAATACAGGGGCCATTCGGCCATCTGTGCGACGGCGTAGAAGAAGCGATCGCCGTCGTGGCGGGCTTGGTGGTTTTCATCCGTCCAGCGCTCGGTGCCCGTGCGGTTCCACTCCGCCATTCGGTCGATCACCGGGACAGTGATGCTGTTGCCGTCGTTGCCGTTTCCGCCGAACTGAAACTCGGCGGCGTCCATGCGGCCGGAGAACAGAATGTCGGCCGCGTAGTTGCCGGCCTCGTCGAATGCGACAAACATGAGCTTGCCAGGCCTGCCGCGACAGCCCCGGATGTTCGTCTCGCGAAGGATGTAGGCGTCCAGGCCTGACAACTTCAGATCAACAGACATGGGCGACCCAGAGTTATCGCTTTCCTGCGACTGCCCAATCTCCCCGAACTGACCGACGCCCTCATAGGTGATGCCATCGATGACGATCTGTCCGGTGCCCGTGTGTGCGTACACCATGCCGTCGATGAAATCCAACTGGCAGGCATAGACCACCATGAAGCGACCGGTGGACAGGATGTCGATCACGCCTTGGCTGAAGGGAAACGAAGTAGCCATCAGAAGGCCTCCCGGAATTGCAGGGTGCAGTTGGATACCACCGGCTGAATGGCTACCTCGTGGGTATCCACGACGCGGCGCATCTCCGAGTACGGGTTGCGGTACTCCACCGCGGTACCTGCCTTGAGCGCACGCCGGATACGCTTGTTCAGCATCACCGTGACCCTGCCTTGGGCATTCGCGGAGGCATCTTGCACAACCTCGAACATCTCGCCTTCGATCGTCAGGTAGTCGCCCAGGGAAAAAACCTTGGCGTTTGGAGTGACGCCGCCGATGATCATGGTAGTGGCCTGGGCCACTCCAGAGACCACCACCGCCGCACCCACGTCATCATCACGAGTGCGCGTGAGCGCGGGAATCTTAACCGTGCCGAACATCCCGTGCAGTCGACCGATCAACGCCGTCAGCTGCCGCTCATCCTCTTCAAACAGCACGCCGAAGGTCAGCGTGCACATCCAGTAGGCGCCAGGGTAGCCAACGATCTGCTGC